TTTTTATATTTTCTTATAAACTAATCTAGGTATATATAGCAATAATATATTTAATAAAAATATTCTAGTCTATCGGGGCAACACATAATTGTACACAATTATAGACCTCACGTATAAACTACAATAAAAGAAAATACGACCTAAATTAACCCTTTTCAACCAAATGGACAACGTGTAACTATTAATTGTTCATGTCCAAATACTCTTTCATCTACCTCTTTCCAAGATGGAATAAGGCAATCAACATGTCTTCGTGACCAGTAATTACGAACTCTTTTACGTAATGATTCGTAATACAAAGGGCCATGACCATGAGCATTTTGCAACATTGCTTGACATACAATTATTGACATTTCTCTAACGTTTGCACATTTGTGTATCCAATTACATGTTTCTTCTAACGCTATTCTATCCATTTTTGCCAAGAAAATTCCTGCGCGATAAGGATGAACACTAATTTTGCGTTTCAAAAATGACACTCGTGAATCAAATACATTTAAACTCGCACATTGAGACCCAATTTTTGTTGCATTTGTAAATTTAATGTCAAAAGTTTTAAAAATTTTCTCTAAAACAACAGGGTTAAATATGTCGAGTACTTCCTCTTTAATAGTCATTATTAAGTCATCGCCATAACAAATCAATGACACATAATCGGGGAAGGTTGTGAAGGATAGTGACCTTACTGGATCACTAAAAGAAGAACGAACAACATCACACCAACAATAATTTATATAAATAACATTTACAATATTATTTAAAATTGTGGTAATAGCTGAACCAGAAGGAGCACCACATAATGTCTGATAACAAAAATTAAACATCATATGTACTGCAAAAGTAATCTCATGTGCCATTATACGGCGAATTGAATTATCTTCTGACGATTCATGCATCGTGTACCATTCGTTAATAATATCAAATGCTGCTAAAACAACTTTTGACATAAGACGGGGACCAAATTTAGAATAATCTCCACACCCAAAATGAGGAGAATTTGAAAGTAAAATGTTGAC